GAGTCGTTTTTGATCCTGGCGCTAGATGAAGATGGCAACTACTACCAGCAGAAGCTGGTCAGAAAGTCAGTCGGCGCCGGTTATGAAATGGGCGAGCCTGATTATGTTCTTGTCGGCGGCCGGCCGCTTAAATGGATACCAGGTGAAATCGTATCAGATGAAGAGATTTTACCCGGCAAACTGCCGCTAGACCTTGGCTATCTTGCGCCTATTTGCGACTTAGCCTTAGCGCGTTATCGCGTGTCGGCTGATTACAAAGAGGCAATGCGGTGGCTTACTCCAACTGTAAACATTAAGGGCGCTGATAAGCTGTCGTGGGAGCAGTTCCAAGAGATTAACGGTAGAAGCTACATAATTACAGGTGTCGGCGGCGTTAATATACTTTGCGGCGACATGGAAATGGATATAATTTCCGTAGAACAGAAGCTGGCTGAGTTTAGAGATTACTTCAAAGACAACGAAGCCAAAGTTCGCGCGTTGGGCGGCTCATTTGCTACCGATACCGCAAAAGACCAAACAGCCACCGAAGCGATGATCGCCAACGCTGAGCAAACCGCGCGTCTGATTGGCATGGCGTATCAGTTAGAGTCTGGATTTAAGCGCGTGATTGCTTACTGCGGTATGTTTGAGGGCTTATTCAGTCAGGACAATATCGAAGAAAATCTTGACACCATTACGTTAACGCTTAACAAAGACTTTGCCAGCGTGAAAATGACAGCCCAGCAGCGTGACGCTGTTCGCAATGACTACCTGGCCGGGTTAATCAGCAAAGAAGAAGCGCTGAAACAGCTTGAAGCTGGCGGCGCTCTGGTAACGGATGCAGAAACGCTGCTAGATATGGACGATGGCGGCTATAATTTGACGCTAACAGATTAGCAGTATAGAATTAACTGGTCGGAGCAGTGCTCCATAATCAAAAGAGGTTTAGCCCGTGGCTGACTTAACGCAAGATCAATTTGAAGCGCTGCCCGATTTTATTAAGGCAGACTACCAGCAAGACGGCGAAGTGTATCGCCATAGTGCAGAATTTAAAGCCGCCAAGCTGAAATCTAGCTTGGATGGATTAGACAGCAAGTTGCGCGAAACAAGCGGCAAGCTGTCAGAGTACGAGCAGAAACAAGCAGAGCGCCAGGCAGAAGCAGAGCGCAAAGCGCTTGAAAAGCTAAAGGCAGAGGGCAAGGTGGACGAAATCCTTGCGGACGCTGAGCGCCGGATTGGCGAAACTCAGAAGCAGTTTCAAGAGCGCATTGAGCGTATGGCAAACCAGATCAAGACTGAGAAACGCTCGGCGCTGGTTGCGGATTTAGCAGAGCTTGCCACTGAGCAAGGTCGAGCGGCATTTAAGAAGCTGGTTGCGTCACGAATCGAAGTTGACGCAGAAAGCGGAAAGGTTACGTTTTTAAATGAAGATGGCAGTGCCTCTTCGCTTGATTTGGCGGGATTCAAAGCAGAGTTATTGAAAGACGACTCGCTAAGCCCGTTGTTGAAAGCCGATGTTGTCACCTTTGGCGGCGGCATGGCAAAAGGCTCGAACGGTGGTGGCAGTGCCTCATTCGGTAAGGGCAACTTTGGCGGCACGCGCGAAGAGCGCAAGGCTGCTATTGCAGCTAAATTTAAATTACCAACATAATGAGGTGACACTATGTCCTTATCGCAAATGCAGGTCTTTAATCAGTACATTATGCCAGCGACTATTGAAACGCTTGGCCAGATGATTGATAAGTTTAACGCCGCTTCTGGTGGCTCTATCCGGCTGTCAACCACGGCCTTTGACGGTGACTTCCTGCAAGAGTCATTTTTTGCAGCAATTCATACCGCACAGCGCCGGGTTGACCGTTACGCCGCACAGGGCACGCCATCAGTGACTGATTTAACTCAGTTAAAGCACAGCACTGTTAAAGTGGCTGGCGGCTTCGGCCCAATCCGTTTCGAGCCATCGCAGTTAACTTGGTTAAACAAGCCAACCGCTGAGGGTGTCGAAGTTGCGAGCCGCAACTTTGCCGAAGCATTGCTGCAAGACCAGTTAAATACTGCCATTGCAGCATTAGTTGCGGCTATCGGCAACCAAGGCTCAGCTACAACCATTGACGTTTCAGCGTCTGCCGGTTTGAGCTATAACGCCATTAACGACAGTCACGGCTTATTCGGTGATGCGTCAAGCTCTCTGATTGCCCAAGTTATGAATGGTCGCGCCTATCACAAGCTGATCGGCAATAACCTAACCAACACGCCGCAACTGTTCCAAGCTCAAAACGTGCGCATTGTTGATATCCTTGGTAAGCTGGTTGTTGTTACTGATGCGCCAGCACTGGCAGTGGCCGAAGTTGTTACGCCTGCCGCACCAGCCAAGTACAACGTACTGTCGCTGGTTGACTCTGCCGCCATTGTTCACGATGCAGGTGATGTGATCAGCAACATCGACACCGTTAACGGCAAGACACGGATTGAAACCACTATGCAGGTGGACTACTCATTCGGTCTTGGTCTTAAAGGCTATGCGTGGGATGAGGCAAACGGCGGCAAGTCTCCGTCTAACGCAGCGCTGGCAACCGGAACCAACTGGGACAAAGTGGCAACCGACATCAAGCACACCGCTGGCGTGCTGACTGTTACTAGCCAGGCATAAGGGGTAAATCATGGCTGATAAGATTGCATACGAAAAGCATCCTGTCAGCCCTGAGCGCAAAGCAGAGTTACGCGCACAGGGTTACAAGATTTTGGATGCACGCTTTGCGCCAGACGAACATAAAGAGCCAGAAGTTAAACCGGCTCAGCGTAAAACAAAGCCCCGCTAAGGGGTTTTTTCTATTCAGGGGCGCGAAAGCCTGCGTTAAACATAGCATGAATCCATACTTGCGTATTGTCATCGTAAAGCTCTAAAGCTGCATCGTGAAACTTCTCGAACTCGGATTTTATTGGGCGGAATATCTCAGGTTTGCTCGTTCTAAAGTACTCCAAGTCGTGAGCGTCCCAAACCACAGCAAAACCATCATGGTAAGCAACCACCTCGCAAGCGTGCCAGAATGGTTTGTATTCCCCTTTCCAGCCCACAGGCGGCAACTCTCCGCGCTCATGCCATGAGTTATTCAACTGTTCGGAATTTCCTAATGGTTGCTCTACTGGCTTGTAGCGCTCGTCTACTATGCGAAATGCTGTTGATACATCCCAAGACCAAGATTTAAGCGGCAGCAATTCAATCATTCTACAATTTCCACTATGCAAAAATTCCACAACAATATCCCCAGGCAAATCAGGCTTCTTGCCATTAGTAGGATATTCAACACCCCATTTATAGCCATTAATCCATCCAAGTTCGCGGGCGCGTTGTTCAAATTCTTCAGGAGTGCATAAATGCTCAAGCGTCTCTGCATTGCGTCGCGGCGGCCAGCTTGAAACGCGCCCCGATTTCACATCGTAAACAGCAGTTACCCAATGCGCAGGCCAAACACCATTTAATTCATCAACCAGCTTATCTATCAAATCTTGCTTATTCATTGTTTAACCCTCTCCGCCAAATACTCTTCAATCGTTTGCACCGTCAAGGTATCGCAATTCCACGTCATTGCTCGCTTGTTATTCATCCAGTAGACTAGCTGCTCGACTGGCTCAAGTGATAACTCCAGAAACTCGCTCAGGTGGCCAACCGCGGCTGGATCGTCGTACATTGCAGCCAGTTTAAACAGCTCAGCTATTGCTGATAGGTATTGTTGTGTCATTTCGGCGGCTCCGGTAGTGGCATCCAGTGGGTTATGTAATCGTCAAGCTCGCATTCGTTATCCGATTCATTTTCAAACCACCAACACAAGGAATTAGAAAGCCATCCGGATTTATCTATCCATGCTATCTTAACACCGTGAGTCTCAACATAAACAAGAACCGCGCAGCATTTCTCAGGTAATCTATCGTCAACACTAATCCACTCTTGCATTTTTAATCTCCTCAATTTTCCTACGCGCCGCCAATTTACGCTCTGCCGCGACCTTTGCAGCCGCCTCTTTGATTAGCTTTAGCCTTGCGGCTTGTTGTTTTGTGTAAACCTGCATTTTAAATCCCTCAGTTGCTACAGACACAGCCACCCTACCACAGAATTTTCTGATAACTGCTCTGACCAGTGCTATACTTTAACCTCCATCAGCTAAGGAGTTAATCATGGCAGGCAGTCCAAAGAAAAAGCCACGCACCAGCGGCGGCGGTAAAACAAGCAAGAAATGATAGCGATTGATTATGCGCTTGCCGCCTTGTGGCTGGCGCTATCGCTAAGAAATAAAGCGGCGTTACTGCCGCTTCTTGTTTTGCTGATAGATTGTTTTATTTACGCGCCACTGCCGGACATTACCAGGCATTCTATTATTGCATCGTTTTGCTTTGCGCTGTCAATCACGCGCTGCACTCCTGATTATCTTAGAAACCCGCTTCTTGCTGCCGGTTCACTGTGTTGGGTAGGCACTGCCGATGAATTACTTTATACTTATTTTGATGTTTCAACGGCTTACTATGATGTTATGCCGTATCTTGTGATTATGCTCAATGCGTATATCGCTATGATAT